GCTCAAATAGATGTAAGACTAACTTATAAAACTGGTCTTGACAGATACTATGGTCTTTTAGAATTGGCTGAACAAGCAGGTATATTTAAGAAAGTATCTACAAGATATGAAACACCAGCAGGTAAGGCGTTTGGTAAATCTATTAATTCAGAGCCAGAAAAATATTTTACAGATGAGGTATTAACAAAGATAGATGAATACACAAAACAAAAATTCACCTACGGACAAGACGAAGAATAAGAGATACGTATTTGCTCAAAAGCAAGGTGACGAATACTCTTGTATCAAGTTAACAGAGGGTAAATTTAGAGGCGTAATATACCATTATGGTAAAGTCTCTTTTGCTCCTGAAACTGAATTAAAAGATGGTAAGTTACCTATGAAGTTTGATTATACCGTAGCATTAAATCCTACTGAACACGTATTATATGATAATCAAGAGTTTATTGATTACATAGGTGATATATTATTAGAGTTATTAGACCAACAATTAAAAGAAGGCAAATTAGATAATGCAAAGTGATAGAATAGAACATACTATATTAAGTAATCTATTTTACAAAGAAGAGTATGCCAGAAAGGTATTACCTTTCTTAAAGAATGATTATTTTGTTAATAGAATAGAACAAGTAATGTTTAATTCTATATATGATTTTATTACAAAGTATAATAATGTTCCTACAAAAGACGCAGTATTAATTGAAGTTGCTCAAAGAAAAGATATTAATGAAACTGAACACTCACAAATAAAAGATTACATTAATACTATTACAGACCAAGAAACAGATGAACAATGGCTATTAGATACTACTGAAAAGTGGTGTAAAGATAGAGCCGTGCATAATGCAGTATTAAGTGGTATTAAAATTCTTGATAACAAAGATAAGACTAGAACACCAGAGTCAATACCTGGTATTTTATCAGACGCATTAGCAGTTTCTTTTGATAATCATATTGGTCACGATTACCTAGAAGACGCAGAAAATAGATACGAATGGTATCATACCAAAGAGAAAAGGTTTCAATTTGACCTTGATTATATGAATAGAGTTACCAAAGGTGGTATACCAGCAAAGACATTGAATATTGCATTAGCAGGTACCGGTGTTGGTAAATCTTTGTTTATGTGTCATTGTGCTAGTACATTTTTAACGCAAGGTTTAAATGTATTGTATATTACTTTAGAAATGGCAGAGGAAAGAATTGCAGAAAGAATAGACGCAAATTTATTAGATGTTTCTATGGATGACCTACACGTAATGCCAAAAGATTTATATGATAATAAACTTAAAAAAATATCAGATAAGACTTATGGTAAATTAATTATTAAAGAATATCCAACGGCGTCTGCTCACGCAGGCCATTTCAAGGCATTATTTAATGAACTAGCTTTAAAGAAATCATTTAGACCAGATGTAGTGTTCATAGACTATTTAAATATATGTGCTTCAAGTAGATTTAAAGGTGGTAATGTTGGTTCTTATTTTTACATCAAAGCAATTGCTGAAGAGTTAAGAGGTCTTGCAGTAGAATTTAATGTACCTATCTTTAGTGCTACACAAACAACTAGAACTGGTTATACTTCAACTGATATTGGTTTAGAAGACACCTCTGAATCTTTTGGTTTACCAGCAACAGCAGATTTTATGTTTGCTTTAATTTCTACTGAAGAGTTAGAAGCTCTAGGTCAGATGAAAATTAAACAACTTAAAAATAGATACAATGACCCTAGCGTCAACAGGTCATTTATCGTAGGTGTTGACCGTGCAAAAATGAGACTATATGATGTAGGTCAAACTGCTCAAACAATTGTTGACAGCAATCAAAAAAACGTAGAACAAAAAGAGGTCGCATATGATAAGTTTAGCGACTTCAAGTTATAATGCCAAAAAAGAAAACACAAAAAGTTAGATTCCACAAAGGTGATAGAAGGCCAGCACAAACAATGAAAATGAAACTAGAATATTCTACTGAAATGAAAAAACAAGGTAAGAAAATTTTATGGTGTGTTAGAGAAGCACCTACAAATAATATAGTGGCAAAATATTTCTTTGAAGAAGACGCAGAAAAATTAGCCAATTTTCAAAATAAAAATAGAGTTTGGCAAGGCAACGGCGGAATACCTAGATTCCTCTGGAACTATTAGTTGCCAAAACCTCCTAAATAGTGTAAGGAGAGACTATGGCAGATTCACCAAAAGCAACAGAAACAGCACAGGCATTATTTTGCGCTATCGTAGATAAGCGTGGTAAAAAGTTTAAACTTACCCCTGATAATAAACCAGACCCCGAAGAGTATAAAGATTTTAAAAAAGATTGTCTAAAAGAAATGAAAGAAGTCTTTGACAATAGTAAACTAGACGCTCCAGGTGTTTCATTTAAAATGGTTGATGACTTATTATTAAAAGATAATTCTTGGTATAAATCTTCAGTCTTTATTGCAAATAAAGTTTTTGACGTAATAGAAAACTTTGCCGGTAATCAATTAAAATCAAAAATTAAAAGTAAAGGTTTGGATTTATATTACGCAAGAGGTGACCAGGCTGTAATGGAAAGTATTACTAAAATATTTAAAAAGGTCAAAACTCTTGCAGAAAAAAGAAATGATGACAAGTATAGAGAGGGTGTAAAACCTATTATACCTGGTGACTTAAACAAATGGTCACCTGCTGATATTTACTATGCTACAGACTTTGCTAGAACAAGTTTAATGGATATGGAAAGAACTACTGAAACAGAGCATTTAAAAAACCCAATTAAATTAGGTAAGTCTCTAGTTATAACAGGTGTTGCTAGTATGAGGCAGTTTGAAATATTTAATGCTTATATAAAATATTTAATTGATAAAGGTGAATTACTACCACTATCTTTAAAAAAAACAGGTACATTAAGAGGTACGGTTATAAAAGCATTAAACTATGATGAGGGTGATGTAGAAAAATATTTTAAAGAAAAAGAAGTAGGGTTTAGACAATTTGATTTTACAAAAGGACCTGATAAATTCTTTGACTCTTTTGATATTAAAATAGATGTATCAGATAGACATAAATTACAATTTAGAGATAAAGGGTCATCTGGTGAATCAAAAGGTAAAGGTCCTTCATTTTCATATCAATGCGTTATAGTTGGTGGTGCAGAAGCACTTGATGGTAGTTTTGGTGGTGAATCATTACCTAATATTATGCAATCAACACCAGGCTGTATACCAATGTCAAAAATGTTTAAGTTAGATGTACAATCAAAATTAGCAAATGATGGTTATAGATTAGGTCAAGAATTAGTAAAAGGTAATAAGTTTAATAGAAAATGGTATAACAAACACAAAAATAATCCTCAAGTTATAGAATATTTAAAGTATGCAAAAGATTTAGGTAAAGTCAAAGTATCATCACCAAAAGAAAAAGAAGACCACTTTGAAGCAATGTATGACCATAAATCTTTTGTTAAATTATCTGAACAGAAAAAAGCAAGAAGAGTTGGTCAATTTTTATATGCTAAAATGTTAGGTGGTAGATTGATAACACAAATGTCCAAACTACCTAAAAATACAAGAGATTTACTTGTAATTAATATGTTGAGATATGCTGGTAGTAGGGCAGAATTGTCAGGACCACACGTAAAAGCGGGTAGTACAACCTCATTTTAATATAAATAGTAGTATTGAATATTGACATAAATGGAATTATTTTGTATAATGGATAAATTGGAGAACAAATGTTTAGTTTTAAGGGATTTTTTACACAGGAAAAGAACACACACCTTGAACACCTAGAAGACGATATAATTAATAACGGTGTTAAAGGCGGTGAGAACGCAATTAACTTTTTAAAATCGGTAAGAAATATGCTAGCCGGTAGTACCGGTGGTGCAGTTAATATGACCGTGAAGTGGGACGGTGCGCCTGCTATAATATGTGGACAAAATCCAGAAAACGGCAAATTCTTTGTCGGTACTAAATCAGTATTCAACGTAACCCCCAAAATCAATTACAATTTATCAGACATAAGAAAAAATCACGGCACTAGTGGTGCAGGTGCAAAGTTAATATATTGTTTTAATTTTTTAAAAAGATTACCTATTAGAGGTATATTACAAGGTGACCTATTATTTACAGACGATAAAAAACTAGTAAAAATAAATGGCGAACCTCACATTTCATTTACACCAAATACAATAACATATGCAGTACCAAAAGATAGTGATATTGGTAGAAAAATAGATAGAGCCAAAATGGGTATAGTATTTCACACTTCATATACTGGTAAAGATATGAAAAGTCTATCAGCAGGTTTTGGTACCGTTAGAGGTAGTGGTGGTTCAAGTATATTTTTGGCGTCTGCTCAATATACAGATAAATCTGGTTCTGTAATGTTTAATAAAAGAGAATTAAATGCCTTTGACGCACAAATAAGAATGGCAGAGGGTTCCTTATCAAGAGCAAAAAGTATTATAAATGATATGTCAATTACTAGAACAGACCCTTTATCAGTTGCGTTTAGATTAAAAACTTTTTTCAATTACTTTATTAAGAATACGCAAGGTGATATGGGTAAAGTAAGAGATATGCAACAAAAGTTTAGAGATTATTATAACAATATGCTACAAGCAGAAATAGATTCTAAAAAAACACCTAAAGGAAAAGAAAAGTACATTAAAGCACAAAAAGAAGGATTGAGATTTATAGATAAAAATAAAACTGCCTTATACTTTGCTATTGCTAGCCATATTACATTAGCTAATTGTAAGAATACTTTATTAAGAAAAATGAATCAGATACAAAGTATAGGGCATTTTGTTAGAACAAATGATGGTTATAGAGTTACCGCTCCCGAAGGATATGTGGCAGTTGATAAAATAGCAGGTGCAGTTAAACTTGTAGATAGATTAGAATTTAGTAGAACAAACTTTACATTACCGAAAGGATGGAATTAGTGAGAACAATACCAGATACAATTGATTTAATTAAATTGAAGTTAAAACCGTTTAGACCAATTGCTATATTAGATTTGTATTATAGTATAATTGAAAGTATTGGTAGTAAGATGAGTGTTTATGGTTGGAATAAAAGATGGTGCAACAGAGAGAAAGGCACAGGTTATAGAAAGTGAAATTTGTAGAAAGATTTTTAAGAGAAGTAAAAGGTGGACCTTGGCAGATTATAATGATAGGTGGACCAGGTTCAGGTAAATCAACTTACTCAAAATATATAACAAAACACTTTGAGATACCACACATTTATACTGGTGATATGATGAGAGCATTATCAAAGAAAGATACACCAGATGGTAAAAAAGTAAAAGAATTATTAGACCAAGGTAAATTTGCACCAACAGAAATAGTAATGCGTGAAGTAATTAGTAGATTAAAAAAACCAGACGCAAGAAACGGTTATGTATTTGATGGTTTTCCTAGAAGTATGGAACAAGTTAGAGCAATGGATAAAAATAATATAGAACATAACTTTATTATTAATTTACAAGTATCTGAACAAGAAGTAATTAAAAGATTAACTGCCAGAGGTAGAGCAGATGATAAACCAGAGGTTATAAAACAAAGATTAAGAGAACACGAAAAACAAGTTGGTCCTGTTATTAGACATTTTAAAGACCAATTAATAAATATAAAAGCTGAGGGTGCAGAACCGGAAGTTATTGCAAACAAAATTATAAAAAGAATAGAAAGATGAAATCATTTAACGACATAAGATATCAAGAATTAAAAGAGGGTTTATATGACCCTAATATATTCAAAGCATTTTTTCTTGCAGGTGGTCCAGGTTCTGGTAAAACATTTGTTACCAGAAGTGCTTTTGGTGGAACAGGTTTAAGAATGATAAACTCTGATAATGCTTTTGAAGTTGCATTAAAGAAAAATAATCTTTCATTAAAAATGCCTGAAGATGAGGCAGAGGCAAGAGATATAATAAGAGCAAGAGCAAAGGCAACAACTGGTAATATAATGGACTTATCAATCAAAGGTAGATTAGGTATGGTTGTTGATGGTACTGGTAGAGATTACGATAAAATTAAAAGTCAAACAGCACAATTAAGACAATTAGGTTATGATTGTTATATGATTTTTGTTAATACTAGTTTAGATGTTGCATTAGAAAGAAACTCTAAAAGAGAGAGAAGTGTACCAGAATATATTACAAGAAAATCTTGGGAAGCCGTACAATCAAATATTGGTAGATTTCAAAATTTATTTGGTATTAGAAATATGGTGATAGTAGATAATAGTAAAGATGATAAAGAACTTACCACGGTTGTTATGAATAAGGTTGGTAAGGCAGTAAGAAGTTTATTGTCTAATAAAATTATGTCATACACAGCAAAAAGATGGATGGCAACAGAAAGAAAATTAAGAAGAAGATGAAAACATTTAAAGAATCTATAATTGATATACCGAGAAGGACTTATGCGAAGCCAGTTTTTGATGACGCAGATACTCCTAATCCTAAAATCAAAGATAGTGTAAAGAAACAGATTGAAACTCAATTAAAAGAATTTGAGTCCGAATATCCTGTTTTAAAAACTTCATTAATAGGTTCTATACTTACAAAGAGATATAGAAATGACGCAGACCTAGACATCAATGTTTTGTTTGATGTGCCTGCTGATAAACAAGAAGAAGAGAGATTAAGATTATCTAAAAAATATTTGTCTGTTAATAATCCAGATAATATACAAGGTAAAAAAATACCTGGTTCTGAACACCCTATTAATTATTATTTCATAACAGATAAAAAAACATATGACGACCAGAATAAAAAGGCAGACGCCGTATTTGATATTGAAAATAATAAGTTTGTAAAAAGACCAGAAGATTTTATATTTGACCCTAGTTTATACATTAAAGATTTTGAAAAAAAGGTACAAGAATTAGATGTTATCAAAGGTGAATTAAAAAGAGATATTATTGATTACAGAGAACTAGAAGAATTAGAACCTAATGATATATTAAATTTACAAGATAGAATTAATGATAAGTTAGAAGAGATAGAAGATAGTATCAAAGCAATTATTAAAGTTGGTGATGGTGTTGACGCAGATAGAAGAGCTGCGTTTGATAAAGATATGTCACCAGATGAAATACAAAAGTTTGGTATTAAGAATAGATTACCTAAAAATGTTATCTATAAAATGTTAGAGAAGTATCACTATTTAAACTTCTATAAAAAATGTAAAAAGATTTTAGATGATGGTAAAGTATCTGATAAAGAAATAGATGATTTAGAAATGCACGAAGCAAAAGGTAAATCACTTGCATTTAGTTTTGGTAGATTTAATCCACCTACAACTGGCCACGAAAAATTAATTAATAAAGTGGCAAGTATTAGAACAGATGATTATAGAATTTATTTAAGTAGAAGTCAGGATCCTAAAAAGAATCCATTATCGCCTAGACAAAAATTAGACATAATGAAAAGAATGTTTCCTAGACACGCTAGAAAAATAGAAATTAATAATACAAATATGATATTAGATATTTGTACATTACTTTACAAAAAAGGTTATAGTGATATAACTATGGTTGTTGGTAGTGATAGAGTAAGAGAATTTGATACAATAATTAAAAAGTATAATGATGTTAAATCAAGACACGGTTATTATAACTTTGATAGTATTAATGTTGTATCTGCTGGCGAAAGAGACCCCGATGCCGACAATGTATCAGGTATGTCAGCAAGTAAAATGAGAGCAGCTGCTTCAAGCAATGATATTGGTAGTTTTAGAAAAGGATTACCAAGAGGTGTTGACGCAAATGCTATAATGAAACAAGTTAGACAAGGTATGAATCTAGCCGCTCAATACACAGGCGAGACTAGAGAAGTCGTACCATTTAAAGACTTTGAACACCAACAAATT